GGCAGGACGCAAACACCGATCGAACGGGGACGCAATATCCGGCAGGAGCCGCCCCGGCCACTCGTCGGTTAATCAGGATGGACCCCAATTCCAGTAGACGAGCGGGGGTGACAGCCGGAGAGACGGCCACAACAACCAATACCAGGGGCTTCACGTCATGAAACACGCACTGCTTGCGGCGACTGCCATCGTGGCGGGGGCCATGTTCTTCACCGTGCCAGCCTATGCCACGCTGATCACCTCACTGGCGCAGGAGAGCGGCAGCAACACCGTCGTGGCCACAGACAACGGCACCACGACCAACATCAACATCGCCGCCGGTACGCTGGTCACGTTGGGCGGTGGTATCTTCAACGTCGCGGGCGCCAGTTTTGAACTCGCCGCTACCTCGGTCGACGCCGCGGTGCTGTTCGCCGGCCAGGTCATCCAGCACTTCAGCGGCAGCTTCTGCGTGAGTTCAGTGGCTGGTTGCGGCGGCAACTTCCTGTCGGGCACCTTCACCGATGCTGCCTTCGGCGCCAACGGCGGGCCGGGCCTGACGGTTCAGGTGAGCAATCCGCCCGAGAGCCTCGTGCTGACCTCCAACGTCATCCCAGCGGACCAGCTCATCCCACCGAGCTCGTTCAACCTGACGTTCGTCAACCTGGGACCGGCGCTGCACATCGACGGCACCACCATCGGCGCGTTCGATGCCTCGTTCACAGGTGACGTGTCGGCGTCGGCGGTGCCGGAGCCGGCCACGCTGGCGCTGCTTGGCGTCGGGCTGCTCGGGCTTGGGCTGGTGCGGCCGCGGCGTGCGTGATGGGCTGTGAAAGGCTGGCAGCGGCTGCAATGGGATGAGGTGTGGTTAGCTGTCTTGCGCAGTGAGATCGCTCGTGGCGCCAGTTGGCGCACTATTGAGCGTCGTGTCGGGGTCTGTCGCAAGTCGGCGCAGGACCAGGCCTTTCGTCTTGGTTTGGTCCCCACGCCATCGCGGTCATCGCGGTTTGGTATCGCGTGGCATCGTACGCATCAGTGAAATGCTACGCCTCGCGCACAGGCACCAAGCGGAACCTCGTGGCCATGCGCAAGGCCGGCTGGGGCCTGCTGGTGTCGCGGGCCGGGGAGTGGCGCACCGAGGGGTTCGCGGACGTGGTGGGCGATAACGGGGCATGGGCAGACCATCAGGCTGGGCGGAGCTTCGATGAGGACGCATTCGAGCGGTTCCTTGACTGGTTCGCCGCCCAGCCGGTAGCGCCGCAGTGGCTCGTGTTGCCGGACATCGTCGCGGGTGGCCTCAAATCCCTGGAGCTGTCGCTGCGGTACCAGAACCGGTGTCTGTCGATTGCCCCCTTGGTGCTGATCGCGGTGCAGGACGGGATGCAGCCGTCCGATCTGGAACCCATCGTGGGCCGAAATGTCGGCATCTTCCTGGGGGGCAGCACCGAATGGAAACTGGGCAACATGGCCCTCTGGGGTTCGTTCTGTGCGCGCCGCGGGGTTTACTACCATGTGGCTCGTGTGAATACCGAACGGCGCATCTGGATGGCCGTTGCCGCCGGCGCGGATAGCGTGGACGGATCAAGCGGATCGCGCTTCGCGAGCACAGTTCCGATGCTGAACCGGGCGCTGCATCAGCAGGATATGTTCGCGCCGCGCCTGATGGTCACCTGATACGTGACCGACGAGGAGACCAAGACCGTCCTGGGGCTGGGGGGGCGGCTTATCACCGCTCTTCCGGCGCAGTTTCTGACGCTCGTTGTCATCAACATCCTGGCGTTGGGCTTCCTGTTCTGGTTCGTCGATGCGCGGGCGAACCACACGGCCTCGGTGCTCAACCAGTTGCTGCAGGCGTGTCTACAGCGGTCGCAATAGGCCAAAAGAAAAGCCCCGCCTCTGTCCTAAAGAAAGCGGGGCCAGGTTCAGACCTCAGATAGTTGCGCCACCACCATAGCACCGTGGAGGCCAGCAATGCCAGCCAGCATGAAGCACGTCGTCAGCGTCCCCTGGACCGATGAGGAGCGCACGTTGCTGCGCCAGATGTGGGCCAATGGCATGGGACCGGTGCTGATCGGCCGCATGTTGGGGCGCTCGAAGTATTCCGTCACCAAGCAGATCCAGGCGATGAAGCTGGCAGCACGGCCCGTGGCGGATAACCGGAAAGTATCCGGATCTGAGACGCCTCAGCCACGTCAGAGACCACCGCAGCCCTTGCGACCCGGCGCGCGCACCCTGCCGCCACTACCCAGCGAACTGACGCACGACTGACGGCCGAGAACCCATCCTCCCACGGGTGAGGCCGAAGGGCGGCGCTCCGCGTTCGCTGACGAACCGGGCGCGGAGTCGATCGCCACCAACACGCATCTCTGAGGACCATCATGGCTGCCAACGAACAACTCGAGAGCTTTCTCGCGTCCGAAAGCGCGCCCGCGCCTGCCGCGGAACCGGCCCCGCCAGCAGCGCCAGAGGCACCGCCAGCGGCCGCAACACCGAAGCCCGAGGCAAAGGCCGAGCCAGCGTCCAAGGCCGCTCCAGCCAAGCCGGAGGCCGAGGAGGACACCGATCCACCGGAGGCGCTTGAGGGCGAGCCGGTCATCCCGCGCCGCGCCTACGAGGACGAACGACGCAAGAGACAAGATTGGAAGGAAAAGGCCGCCAGGCTCGAGGGCGAACTCGCTGCCTACCGCAAGCAGCAGGAGGAGGCGCAGCAGCGCTCTGTCGAGGCGGTGGCGAGGCAACGGCAGGAGCAACAATACCAGCCACCGCCAGATCCTGCCGTCGATCCCCGCGGCTTCGCGCAGCACCAGCAGCAGCAGTACCAGGCGCAGCTGCTCAATGAGCGACTGAATACCTCAGAAATGATGCTGCGCGACAAGATCGGCGACGAGAAGCTGAACGAATACGTGGGCGAGTTCCGCGAGATGGCCAACGCCGACCCGACGCTGTTCGGCAAGCTCTACTCGCAGCCGCACCCCTATGCCTGGCTCACTCGTGAGGTCGACCGGCTGCGCCTGGTGCGCGACGTCGGCGACGATCCGGCGGCGTTTCGCGCGAAGATCGAGGCCGAGGCGCGGGCGAAATGGGAGGCCGAGGCAAAGGCCGCGCCGGCACCAGTCTCACCAGCCGCCGGGCTGCAGCCCTCGCTCGCCACCGCGCGCAGTGTCGCAGGACGCACCGCAGGCGCCTGGACCGGCGAGCCGAGCCTTGAGGACGTTCTCAGTCCGATCCAGAACCGCAAGAAGCCAAACGGCGCTGGCGGCTCAGTGCGTTACTAGCCGTGCCTTCCCGCCGCCGGGGATAACCGGGCGCACGAGCCGACCCAGGTGCCGCCGACCGATGTAACGGGCGTGAGTGGCTGCCGCCGAGCCTCTAACGGGCGCGATCAGATGAAAGGAGCAAGATCAATCCCACTATAGGAGTGCTCGGCGATGGCCGACATGATCGTTACCCCGGCTAGACCGGGTTTAACCCCAATACAATGGCAGTCTGATTTTTGGGTGGAGTATCTCCGCGAAAATCAATTCACGCCTTATTTCGGGACCACAATGGATGCGATGATCCAATTACAAACGGATCTTACGCGCAAACCCGGCGATACTGTCGTCTTCCCGACAGTTCGCAATCTGGTCGGAGCTGGAGTCACCGGCAACACGGTCCTAGAGGGCAATGAGGAAATCCTCAACGCCCGGTCGCTGAATGTCGTGGTCAGCGTGCTCCGTCACGCCGTCGCCGTCAGCGAATGGGACGAGCAGAAGAGCGTCATCGATCTGCTGCAGGCCGGGCGACAGGTGCTGAAGAACTGGGCCGCTAACAAGCTGCGCGCCGACATCATCAGCTCGCTCGGTGCCATCACGGCGGACGGCAACGTGCAACTCACCTACGCGGCAGCCTCGGCGGCCCAGCGCAACACCTGGCTGGTCAACAACAGCGACCGGGTGCTGTTCGGAGCCTCCAAGAGCAACAATACCGGCGTCTATGCCACGTCACTGACCAACATCGACAACACCGCCGACAAGCTCACCGCGGCACAGATCACCCTGGCCAAGCGCATCGCGCGCACCGCCACGCCGAAAATCCGGCCCATTCGGATCAACAACGACGAAGAGTGGTTTGTGATGTTCTGCCCATCGATGGTGTTCCGCGATCTCATGCTCGATCCGGTGATCATCAACGCCATGCAGTACGCGTGGAACCGCGGCAGCGACAATCCGCTGTTCACGGCTGGTGACCTGATCTACGACGGCGTGATCATCCGCGAGATACCGGAACTGCCGGTGATCGCCGATGTTGGGGCGGGTGCCACGGTCGATTGCGGCGCGTCTTATATGTGCGGCGCGCAGGCTATCGGTATCGCCTGGGCACAACGGACCAAGGTGATCACCAACACCCGCGATTACGGCTTCTTCAATGGTGTTGGCGTTGAAGAGATACGCGGCGTGCAGAAGCTGCGGTTTGGCACTGATCCAACCGTTGACACAACGAAACCCGTAGACAACGGGATCATGACGGTGTGGAGCGCTGCGGAACCTGATGCATAGCCGTTTGTAGATACGACAGGAGGCTCTCAGCGGAGGGCCTCTTCTTTTCTCCAAGGAGACAATCCATGCGTGAACCACCGACCGTGTCGGCATCCATAACCGCGGCTGCGACGGCCGCCGACATCGAGCCACCCACCCCTGAGCAGATCGCCGGTCTGCAAGGCGCCCAGGTCGTGCTGGCGCCTGACAGCGCCGCATCAGCCGGCGCACGCGGTGTCTATCCATCGATCGCCGAGAACACGCTGCTGCGTGATGCCGGCTACGTCGACATGGGCCTTGACCCGCATGATCCCAGCGGCGAGCTGACCGACCCTGAGGGGTCCGATGTTGTGCCACCAGCGGATCGGCCACCCGTCAACACCGCGTTGCCAGCCGTCACCCAGACCGGCGCCACGCTCAACTGCACGATGGGCGAGTGGACCGGCGAGCCGACCAGCTACGCCTACCAGTGGCAGGTCAGTGGCGTCATCGTGGGCACCGACGCAGCCAGCTACGCCGTTCAGCCGGCGGATGTCGGCGGCACAGCCTCCTGCATCGTGACCGCCACCAATGCCAACGGCTCGACCGCAGCATCGCCCAGCAACGGCGTGGTGGTCGCATAAGCAATGCCGCGACAGTGGAACCAACTGGCACCGTCGCAACTGGATGACAGGGTATGGTCGGATACCCGCGGTCCGGCGGGCCAGTTGTATCCACCGAATGCAGATACGCCAGGCTATACGTTCGGAAGCTTTGGGCAGCTACCGACAGCGACACCACCGAACACCTACACTGGCGCACTGCCAACGCCGCCCAACGACTACGCGGCCACCAGCGGAAACCTGCCGCACGATTACTACCAGATGCAGCAGCTCATGAACCAGTTCGGGCCGAATGATCCGCGCCTCAGTCAGCTGCTGCAACTTCTCTATCTCCAACGACAGGGCAGGACATGACCACGAGCATTGGCACCATCGCGCAGATTGCCCTGCGTCGTCTCGGCGTGCGCGTGGTGCCGCTCAACGACAGCCCGACCCTCACCGAGATGGTCCCCGTAGCTACTATTGCCACTGCGGCCCTCGTGGAACTCGGGGTCATCGCCTCGGACGAAACGCCGATACCGAGCGATCAGGCACTGATGGTGGACAAGGTGGCGAGCGTCCATGCCGCGCTCGATGCGCAGGGGTTGGTGTATTGGTCCACTGACGCCGTGCCGCGCGCGTTCGTGGAGGAATACACCAAGCTGACGGCGGCAATGGCGGGGTCGTCCTTCGGCAAGGCCATCGATCCGGCGATGGTGGCGCTGCTCGAGGCGCGCGTGCGCAAGGGCGTCATGGTGCTGTCGTCCGACACCAAGGCGCAGGAGGCGGTGCAGGCGGTCCACGATGATCTGGTGATGCGCGGCATCGCTCGCTGGACGTCGCTGGACATCCCGAACGCTCTTTCCGACAGCTACGCCACGCTCGCAGCCGATGCGCTGGCGCCGCTGTTCGGCGGCGATACCGATCCGAATGACACCCGTGACGCCATGGTGGCGATCTACCGCTATGTGGCGCTGCCCACGTCGGGTGAGACCGTGACGACGGCGTACTTCTGATGGCATACAAGCTCCATTATTCCGACTACAGCACGGGCGCAGAGGGGCCTCCTGATCCAGCTGAGTGGGTTGGACCACCAGGGCCACAAGGCCCAACTGGCGCCACCGGACCGCAGGGCGTGCCTGGCACCCCAGCCACATCCCGCAACACCGCCCGTCTGCAAGCCCAGTGGGTGACCGGCGCCATCGTTGCCAACGATACCGTCTGGCTCGCCTATGACGCACCCTACAACGGCACCGTCAACAGCCTGACCTACTTCACCGGAAACGGCTCGTTCAGCGTCGCGATCCAGATCAACGGCACGAACGTGACAGGGCTGTCCGCTGTAGCGGTGAGCAGCGCGACGCCGGCCACCGCGACAGCCACGGCTGCCAATACCTTCACAGCAGGCCAGCGCATCACGGCAGTGATCACGGCAGCAACCGGCTCGCCGACCGATGCGCTGCTGTCGCTCGCCGTGACCTGGAGCTAGCGCGATGGCGTGGTCCTTTGGCGATGGGTTCGATTTGTATGCGGCTCCAGCCGATGCCAACAACGGCTATTGGGATGCAACTGGTCTGAACCCAGGCTCTTCTTCTCTCGTAGCTGGTAGGTTTTCTGGCAGCCGGGCTATATCGCAAGCTAATGCCACGACGTGGATAAAAACGTCGAGCGTGAACGATGCGGTTCACCATTTTGTCGTGGCCTTTCAGCAAACCAGTGCGATAACCGGCTCCACGCCGGGGCTTTATTTTGAGTTGTTCGACGGCGCTACGGCACAATGTAGCGTATTCTTTCGTTCAGATGGATCGATCTTGCTCACATCGGGCGCCCCTGGCGGAACGGTGCTGGCGACGTACCCGGGCGCATTTACGGTCATATCAACCTGGTTTGCCTTTGAGATCGAAGTGGTGATCAACAGTACGACCGGCAGCTTCATCGTTCGTAAGAATGGCAACCCGTCGGCTGATTTCACGGCAACAGGTTTGAATACCCGAGGCGGGACAGCCAACAACTACGCAAATAAGTTGCAAGTTGGGTCTCCAAATATATCCTCGCACGTCTGGGACGACTTCTTCTGGCGCTCCGATGCATCGAGCGTGGCGTGGCTCGGCGACATCCGATGCTACACCCGCATGCCGGCCTCCGATGTCAGCGTGCAGTTCTCGCGAACCGCTGGCGCGACAAATGCCAGTTGTGTTGACGAACCGCAGCAGAACAGCACCACCGACTATGTCTTTGACAGCACGCCAGGTGATGCCGACTTCTACTCCATCGGCAGCATCGCCTCGACGCCGGTCACCACGTTTGCTGTCGTCACGCGCGGCTACATGCAGAAGAGCGACGCCGGCACGCGTACCGCAGCGGTACAGCTCAAGAGCGGTGGCACGACCGTCGCCTCGCCCACCCTGGTGCTGACCACATCAGGCTGGCAGTGGGCGTGGCGGATGGACCTGACTGATCCAGCTACCAGCGCTGCCTGGACGGCAGCCGGCGTCAATGCCGTCAACATCGGTCCTCTGACCGTGGCATGACCGACAACAGGCTCACACAGGCCGCGCTGGAGCACTGGCTGCGCACTACCCCCACCGCACAGGTCACTCAGGTCAGTGTCGAGCACTGGGCCACTGTCGTGGGCGCCCCCGAGCAGGCACTTGTCACACAGGTCGCGCTCGAACACTGGGCGTCCGTCGCCATTCGGGCCGGCGGTCCCATCGTCACGATGATCGGGTGATCCCACAGGAGCTATCCAATGCCTGACGGCGTGAACATCCCCGGCGGCCCGTCGTTCATCGGCAACCCGCAGCCGCCTGACGTGCCGTGCGACCCCGTTGGCGACGGCTGGCGCGGGCCGCAAGGGCCGCAAGGGCCGCCCGGTCAGTCCACAGCGTTCTATGGCGCGTCCCCGCCCGGCGACGTGCTGGCGCCGCTGTGGTGGGATACCGTCAGCGGTCAGCTCTACATCCAGTATAACGATGGATCGTCAACGCAGTGGGTGTCCACCAGCAGTATCCCCACGACACAGTTCCCACTGGCTGGAGGCACGCTCACTGGTCCGCTGCTGTGGACGGCCACCGGCAGCACGATTTCACGTTCGGCACAGGATCGCTCGGCCGATGGTGTCAATGCACTGGACTACGGCCTCAAGCTGGACGGCACCACCGACAACACGTCGGTCCTGAACGCAGCCAGGGTTGCAGCGCAGCGTAATGGCTCGGTGTTCCTGCCCTCCGGACGTATTCACGGTCCGATTGCTACCACGGCTGGCCCGACGACTGCCGTGCTATGGAAACTGGACGGCACGACGTTCCCTGACGGCGCCACGCCTATCACGCAGATCGGTGCGCCCGGCGATACCGTCGAGAGCTATTACAACGGATACAAGTTCTTTGGGAAACAGCAGAACCCGGTGGGGGCATTTGCCCCGGTGGTTCGGATTGACCTTTTACAGAACCTGACCGGCGCCGGAGGTGGAGGCATTGCCAACGCGCTATCGGTCAATGCCACGCAGAACGCTGGAGACACCAGCCTCCTCTATGCACTTGCCGTGACAGGCACCAGCTCTGCCGATCTCAGCTCTGGTGGTTTTGCTGGTATCCAAACAACGGTGACCAAACAGGGCGGTGGACAAGCCTGGGCAATCCAGACGGTGACGCGCGATACGACCGGACTAGCCAGCAGTGCCAATGGTCGTGGCATGGTCGGCGTCGAGGCTGCTATCCGCGCAACCAACGTCGATGATGCCCCAAATGCCTTGACGTGGGGTGGCGTCGGCAATCGTATATGCCTCCACTTGTCGTTGACGCTCCCGGTCGGGACCGCAGCCGGTACTGAGGCCGGGTTCACCAGTGCCATTCGGGTGAGTGGCGATCCGGCAGGGACGAAGTGCTATACTGCCAGCGTCTACGCTGTGGATACAAACGTGGATACGTATCAGGTGTTCGATGCGCGCGGCGCAAGCGCACCGTTCAATTACGGCACGAACCCAGTCGCGGCACTGCGGATGGCGGCCAATCAGGTCATCGACTTCAACGGAGGCTCGGCACTGAACAGCGTGGCCGGCGCCTATCTGCAATACCGCACCGCGACACAACGGCTCTACTACGTCGTGGCTGGTGTCGATCAGTGGAGCATCGATGCGTCAGGCAACGTGCGCGCACGCGGCACCGTCACCGGCAGCACCACACCGTAGGAAACTGCCATGCCACTCGACTTTCCTAACACGCCTACACTCGGACAGCAGTTTAATGTCGGTGGCATCGTGTGGACGTGGGATGGCGTCAAATGGACATCGGTAGCGCCCACGAGTCCAACGTATCTGCTTACCACTGGTGGGACCATGACCGGTGCCATCACACTTGCTGGCAATGCCGTGGGTGTGCTCGATGCAGTGCCTCTACAACAGGTCAACGCAGCAAGCGGAACCATCAATGCACGGACACTGGGCTTTGTCGGTGATGGTGCAACAGACAACACGGCAGCACTCGCTGCGATGTTCGCCCTGACCGGCAACCAGACAGTGTACTTCCCAGAGGGTGTGTATCTGTGGGGAGCACCGACAGCACAAGTTGACGCAGCATCCAACATCTCGATCCAGGGCGGAGGACGCGACAAGACGATCTTCCGGCTGACCTCCGGCTTCACCATGACCACCAATCTGTATCGGTGGTATCAGCGATCCGGCTTCAGCCTGCGCAACTTCACGCTGGACCTCAACAGCCCGTCAGCGACCGGACATCTGAACTGCCTGTTCTTCCGTAGCTCCACCAACTTCGTCGTGGACAACGTGGCGGTCATCAACGGCAGCGACAACATGATGGCGAT